GAAGGGCCTGATGGACCAGTGGGGCCTGTTATTCCCGTTTGGCCCGTTGGGCCAGTGAAGCCCGTTAGACCAGTAGGACCAGAAGGGCCTGATGGACCTGTTGAGCCCGTTAGACCTAATCCTCCTGTTTGCCCTGTAGGGCCTGTCAGACCTGTTGGGCCTGTTTGGCCCATTTGCCCCATTTGACCAGTAGGGCCTGTCGGACCTGTTGGGCCTGTAGAACCTGAAGGGCCTGATTGGCCCGTAGAACCTGTTGGGCCTGTATTTCCAGAAGGCCCTGTGAATCCAGTGCTACCTGTTAATCCTGTAAGGCCCGTCGGGCCTGTTTGACCAGTAGGACCAGACTGACCAGTAGGGCCACTAGGACCTGTTGGGCCAGAACCTGTAGGACCTGTGGGACCTGTTTGGCCCGTTGGCCCCGTTTGACCAGTATGGCCTGTCTGCCCTGTCGGACCCGATTGTCCTGTTGACCCCGTCTGACCTGTCGGACCCGATTGTCCTGTTGACCCCGTCTGACCTGTTGGTCCCGTCAGACCTATTAGTCCTGTAGGGCCTGTCGGACCTGTTAGACCTGTATGGCCTGTGGGACCAGTAAGACCAGTAGGGCCTGTAAAACCACTCGCACCAGTTGCTCCCGTTTGTCCAGTAGCCCCCGTTTGTCCCGTTGGACCACTAGCACCAGTTATACCAGTAAAGCCCGTTGCTCCTGTAAAGCCCGTTACTCCTGTAAAGCCCGTTGCTCCAGTAAAGCCCGTTGCCCCAGTAAAGCCCGTTGCTCCAGCACCACCTGTCTCAATGATACTTATAAGGGAACCACCCATACTTCCTGAATTTCCAATATTTAGTGCGATTGTACTTGTCTGAAGTACCCATATTTCAAAATATTGATTATTATCCAATGTCACACTTCCACACACATTTAAAACGGTTGCAGCAGAATTTGTAACGGAACTTACCAAGGTTTCTGCATATCTTGAGGCAGCACTTGGAGGATTGGTATTCGCATTAACTGCCAGATAAATTAGCCTAGTTCCATTGGAGTCAGCAGCAAAAGGAACTGTAGAACTAACTATATACGATCGTGTGGCACCAGATGTATTAGTAAATCGTCCTACATTTGTTACACTATCATATGTAAGCCCAGAAGTTCCTGTAGTTTGTAAAGCAGTGTTAAAAATAACCCTGGTGTCAGAACCAGATGGTATTGATTGGGTTGTATTGTTCTGTCTTGATAAGAGAGCTGGTTGCGATACTGGGCCTATAGGACCTGTAAAACCCGTTTGTCCTGTAGCACCAGTATTAGTAGCAGAACCTGGAACACCCTGAAGACCAGTAGGACCAGTTTGACCAGTTACACCTCTTAATCCAGTAGCATAGAGATATACATTGTCAAACTGATACGAACCAGCATTATTATTATTAGCTACTTGTAATCGTAAATATTCACTAGTAACATTTGGCAACAATGGTGCTGAAACAGTTGATGTAACGCCACCAGATGAATTATAGACAGTGTAATTGACATTTATACCATCATAAGAAATTGTAAGATAACTTCCTGTTAAATATTGTGCGGCTGTAATTAAAACGGGACTACCACCAACTGTATAATAAAATACAATGTTATTATTACTTCCTGTCTGGGCAAAAATCTGTACATAGTAATTCTGTCCTCCTATGAAAAAAGAAGCATTTGGTCCAGATTGCAGTAAAGGTAAATAACTTTGGATAAAAATACCAACAACCTGAGGATTGTAAGTTTCCAAAGAACGTATTGTATCCTGAGCAGATGCTGGTGAGCGAGAGGTTAATATAAAACTGTTACCACCTAATATTTGTGGCGAACCAGCTGCTATTTGTGGCGTCCATGTTCCTGAGCCTGTTAATCCTATTGGACCAGTAGGGCCCGTTAAACTTCCTGTAGGTCCAGTAGCACCTGTAAATCCAAACGTTCCAGTGATATACGCTGAAAAATTTGTTATTTGTAGGGTATTTACAGATATATTTAGAGTTGTTTGAACACGAACATTGAAAATATTGCTTCTAGTGTAAGGATATGATCCAATAACACTTCCTCCCAAATAAAAATTAGCATTTAAACCATCTAAATATACAACCGAATCTGTGCGCCCACTATATGTTCCACTAGCTAATGATCCAGTTTTATTACTAATATTTGTAAAAGTCTGATTTACGTAAAGTCTATATGTACCAATAGTACCATTATTAAATTCAAAACTAAAAACAGTGTAATTTCCGCTGCTATTTATGAATCCAACTAATAATTCCTGGTCTATACCATCATTAACTGTTAAAACAGGAACATTAGCCTGTGCAACTAAACCATTATTTAGAGCGGAATATGATGAAACTGATGAGACACTGCTAACTCCTGTACCTGAGATAAGATTTACAATATCTGATTGAGGTATAGTAGCATTTGTATTTACTCTCATTGAAATCGGACCAGTACCAAAAATACCAGTTGAACCAGTAGCGCCTGTTTGTCCAGTAGCACCAGTATTTACTGCTGTACCATTCGCTCCATCACGACCAGAGGGACCAGTAGGACCAGTAGCTCCAGTATTTACTGCTGTACCAGGAATGCCTTGAAAACCTGTTGGACCAGTAGGGCCTCGTTCTCCTTGAGAACCAGCAATACCTGTTATATAAGCCACATAGTTATAAATTGTATAAACTCCAATTAATGGCTGGGGACTTAAAAAGAAATTAGGTGGAAATGGATATGTCATTGAAATTACACAGGGATAGTATTGTAAACCAGTATTATATGTATCTTTGATATAAATAGAGCTATTGATATACATTATACAATTGACACTGTCCAAATAAATATTGAACAGTGAATTTGGACTTGTAGTAGGTAATGCTGGTTGATTATAAATAAAATTATTTATAATAAATTTAATCAACAGACCATTACCACTTGGATCATATGTAGTGACAACGCCAATAAAATTAGGATTATTAGGATCATCTAAATTCACGAAACCATAAAATAGAGCATCCTGAGTTGGTGAAGTTGAATTTATTTGAGCCAAACTTGCCTGAAAAGCTAGACCATTTACAAGAGCACTATAGCTTGTAAATGAAATAGCCAGAGCAAACGGGGGACCACTTCCAAGTGTAAATGTGCTACCATTAATAAATGTCACGGGTGTAGTTGTTCCTTGGCCTAATTCAATGGGACCTGGTCCCTGTGGACCTATAGAGCCAGTAGTTCCTGTGGGCCCAGTTCCTAGAGGTCCCGTTGGTCCACTAGGACCAGTAATACCAGCAGATAAAACCATTTCTCCATCACGACCTGTTGTAACATACGTAAAACCAGGAGGAGGTTTAGCATTCGTGTCTGGATTAACAGCAAACAACCTTCGGATTGTTAATAAGTCCGTGTCAAGTGATCTTTTGTACATGGATACCACCTACCGATAGAGATTAAAATAACACTAAGCAATCATCCTCATCCTCATCGTGAGAATTTCTATTAAAATTCGGAAAACCTCCTATAAATCAGAATGCCAGCTGGTGGAGGTCTACTTCAACTTGTTGCCCAAGGAAAGCAAGATATTTTTTTAACTGGCAATCCACAAATTTCTTTTTTCAAAATGGTGTATCGCAGGCACACAAACTTTGCCATTGAATCCCAACCAATGTATTTTGATGGAACTCCCAACTTTGGACAAAAAATTACATGCCTCATACCCCGTCGTGGCGACTTACTCGGTCGTATTTACTTAAATGTTACTTTACCGCCTATTTATGACCAGGGAGGGACTCTGGTATCATACTGTAATTCAATAGGTCATGCTCTTATCCGTGAAATTACAATTGAAGTCGGAGAGCAACAGATTGATAGACAAACGGGGGAATGGATGGAAATTTGGACAGATTTTACCACTCCAGCAAGCCAACGTGATGCTCTTAATGAGATGATTGGAAGACAAGATGGATTTATGTTACCTCAAATATTTGCCCCAACTGGCGGCCTTAACCTACAAATCCCACTACAGTTTTGGTTTAATCGTAATCCTGGTTCATATTTACCGCTCCTAGCTCTTCAATATCATCCCATACGGATAAATATAACATTTAATCCATTACAATCATTATGGTACAATCTTGATACAACTACATCATATTATACATATGGTGTTCAACCAGCAACTCTTTCAAATGTCATGCTCTGGGGTGATTACGTTTATCTTGATACGGAAGAACGTCGTAGATTTGTGGCAAATCCTCAGGAATATTTAATTGAACAGGTTCAATATACACCATCTATTGCCGTGGCTACTAATCAAACAACAGCAACAATTCCAGTCGAATTTAATAATCCGATTAAAGAATTTTTCTTTGTAGCACAGCGAGATTACGTTGTTCAACAACATGAATACTTTAACTACAGCAATTTAGCCTATGGAGAACGCTACATAAGTCCATGGAAAGATCCAAAAACAGGAATTACCTATCCGTACCAACCACCATTAAATACAATTCTTTCACCTGGTAATCCTCGTACAAATCTATTAGGTTCCGCTGTACTTCAATTAGACGGCTATGATAGATTTCAAGTACGAGATGCTGATTATTTTCGCTTAGTTCAGCCCTATGAACATCACACTGCAACCCCTAACAGCCTGTATATTTATAATTACAGTTTTTCAATAAAACCTGAAGATATACAGCCAAGTGGCTCAATGAATGCCAGTAGAATTGATAGCATTGTTTGGCAAATTACAATGAATCAAGCATTAAATGTGAATGCTGACATAAATCGTGGTAACTGTCAGATTCGTGTTTATGCCACTAATTATAATGTTTTCCGAGTTATCAATGGATTTGGTGGGCTATTATTTACAGTGTAATTTATAACATTTGGTAGGGAGTCTTTAGGGATTTGTAGAAATGTTCGAGGAAACACAATATGGTACATATTGGAAAAGCTCGGCTCTTTCATTCGGATTACTGTATTTTTTAACATTATTTCCATTTACAGGATTTATAGGGGCTGACCATTTCTATGCTAGAAGTTATAAAACTGGGTTGGCGAAATGTATTTTTAATATTTTTACATTTGGATTCTGGTACATGTGGGATGCTTTGATGATACTTTTTGATTCTGAACGCATTAAAACATTTGGTTTTAGTATACCTTTTTACGGCCCAGCGGGAATAGGAGCTGGGCAGTTTTCTAGTGATACAACTGCCCCAGGTGCTCAAAAAGCTGGAAGACTATTTATTTATGCCTTACTTGTCCTACTTGCACCTCTCGGTATAGATTATTTTTACGTTGGTAATACGGCCATGGGACTTCTAAAATTAGTCGCTACAATTAGCATTATTTTTTTACCATTGGCTATATTACTAGGAATATGGAACATAATTCGGCTCTATTTTTTTACAGGAGCTGTTTTGGATCAATACAATGATTTTTTTGGTTCAATACCAAGTCCAGGGTATGATCCAAACGGTGGTCCCTTTTCACTGGATTTGAAGTGGCTATATACAGTACCTGTAGTTGGAGATGCCCTACGATTAGCTGAAACTACTATTAATACAGTGGGTGTTTCAATTGGAACTGCCAAGACAACTGTTGAGGTAGCGGGGGAAACTGCTCAGAGTGTTCTTAAAGCTGTTGGTGAGTCAGCAGAAACTGTCAGTGATATCACTTCTGCAGTTCGCTCAGTTTCGCCTGAAAAGTTCCAGGGTGCTCTTAATGAGGCACTTAAGGATGGCGGGAAAGTCAGCGGAGGCGGAGGTGGTAGTGTTGGATTAATAGATTATGCCCTACCTTCAGCTATTGTTGCTGTTATCGTGTTTGGATTATTAACTCAAATCATACGGTTTTATAAGATAACCAGAGCCAATGAGCAACGAAGAAGCCAAGAAAAAAATGATGCCCCTCCAAGACCAAGAGATGCTTGAACAACTTCTACAGCGTGGAGAATATAAAAATGCACAGGTTTATCCGAATGTTGTCATATATTTCACGGCTGATTGGTGTGGTGCATGTAAACGTATTGATTTATCTCACCTTATAAATTCTCTGGAAGGAGTTCGCTGGTATATTTGCGATGTTGACCAAAATAATTACAGCGCTGGATTTGCAGGGGTAAAAACCATTCCGTCCTTCCTACCAATCAAAAATGGTAAACATCAACCTCTTATTTCAACAAATGTTACCGATCATGTTCTGTACAATCTTTATCAGAGTCTGTATGCACAGTAAAATCACCACCTAGATGCCCTTCAGCAATAGTATCCTCCAAATGCTTTAATGTAGCAAACTCAGTTTGATACATTGAATCATCTTTCCAGCTATTACCTAATAGTCGTATTGAAGGAACTATTTTATAAGTTGTTGGAAGAATCTGTGATTTTAGAAATTGTTTCTGCACAAAACCTCGTTGAGGATAATAAATACCACTAACAACGGCACAATCTTCATTATTTTTTCGTGTTTTATATACAAATACTTGAGGATATAAATTGTTGATATCCTTAAAACGACAAAAACAAATTTCAATATCAGGAAAAGCACATGTTTTTTCTAAACTAAAGCTAATTACAAGATTAGATGTAACAGCAAGGGAAGATGGAATAGGGTAAACAGGCTCTACCCATTTTCCTGATTCTCCCATAAAGAAATCACCAGGGAAACCGAAAAGAGTTTGTGAAAGACCTTTACCATCAGTTTTTTCACAAAAGAATCCAAGTACTCCATTATAATTAGTGGATATTTTAATACCACATAGTGTAATCATTGAGGAAAATCCTATGACAATTGGTGCTATGTGAACAGCATATTTAAATCTATTATATTCAATTTCATATTTTGTTATATGAATTTTATCAATATGTACTATTGTTGAATCAGTAATAACAGCAGATTTTAAATGTTTAAGATATGATGTCATTCTTATTTTTTGCTGATATGCTATATTATTTGTTTGGAATTATTCAATTTTATGTTGTAATATCATTTATTGCTTCATTAAATTTTTTAGCCCAATCACCTAGTAATTCTTTTATAAATAAAGGAACATCCTTTTCATCTAAAGATCCTCCATAATCTGCTCCATCTGGAATAAAAACGCAATTAATATATGAATGCTCCATATATTGAGTACATTTACCCTTACGTACAGGGATATCGTATGTTTTTCCTAGAGATTTTAGTGTGCGAGTCCTAGCAACATTACTTATTTCTGTTTTCCAAAAATCAAGGAGCGGTCCCATTTCATCAGGCTGTCTTTCAGGATGCCATTGAACACCATAAATAGGAAGACCATCACGACCCTCAAAACTTTCTACAAATTCAGCGCCCTGGTCATCCAAAGAAGTGGAAGTTACAATAAATAACTTACTAAGATATTTATTACCACGAAACATTTGAGGTGAAATACCCCATGAATGATTGTTAAGAGCAGAAGGATTTGTAGAAATATATTTCAGATAATCTGCAGTCATCTGTGGCCCTGACCACATACGACTCTCTTTTGTAGCTTTTGTCCATTTGAGAGGAAATTTAGAATTCTTAGCATCATATTTTTTGAGTGGATAAATTCCACCCAATAGCATTAAAATAATTTCAAATCCTAGACAAGTTCCCCATATTGGAAAATGACGACCCTTATTCTTCCATAGATTTATGGAATGCTCTATAAAAGTCCAAATAGTAGAAAATAGTTTTATATTTGCCTTTGCTCCCCCACCTGGTAATACTATACCATCTACACGCTCAAAATACCACTCAGGACGCTTTGTATCATATGGAATAATGACGGGTTGAATACCACGCAATATTTGCCAAGTAAGATATGGTGCCATTATGTGACTTTCATTCGTTATAGGGCCACCTTCGTGTGGCATTGTTATTATGCCAACCCGCAAATTTCGCCGTGACACCATCCCTGATTAGTTGGCATACAAAAGTCGCCCTCTACCATTAGCAATCTCATATGTATTCCAACCAACAGTATAGACACGCATTTCGGTATTTCTACGACCAAGGAGAATAGAAGGACTAGTAGGTGATATATTAATATGAAGATCAGGACGATACGCTGTTGTCATATTAATTGTTCCCTCTGGTTGTCGTGGTCCAGATGTTCCCCATGAGCGTTCTACTAATCTACCAAGTGACCAGTTCATACTACCAATGCGGAGGCCGCTATCATCACCATGTTTAACTGCCTCCTCAACATCTTCCCATACGTGTGATGGCCAATAAGCCTCTCGGTCTTGACCAGCAGTGACTAGTTTAATGGATTCGTAAAAAGTACCTGATGGGTCATTATTGAAATTTGTTAATTGATTTCTATCAATGCTGTTTTGGGAACGAAAAAACCAGAAAAGTTCTTCCGTAGGATGCCTTCCATCAAGTCTCCTGACACATGACACATTGACGGCACCACGGTCAAATGGAGCATAATCAAGTTCGCCAATTGTAAAAATATTCTCAAATACTTGGCGGAAAAGAATATGGCGAGGTTCGCTGATTATTTCATTCCTAACATCAGGAGTCAGATAAGCCTGAATTGTTTCTAAAAGTACTGTTGGCTGACCAATCTTATTAAGGGGTATTGGTTGAAATTGTATGAGAGCTCCATTGGTATCATAATATTCAAATTTTGAAACATTCCACGGTTTTGGTTTAAAATTTCCAGCCAGATCCACCACCAAATCTTCCAGTCGTCTGAGTCGGCATTTTAGTCGTAGAGCCTGACTATTCATTCCACAAATCGGCAGTCCAACATCTTCTAGTCCTTGACAACCAGGTATTGGCAAACGAATACGAAGTTGTGGCGGAGTTGTTTGAATTTTCCTGAAATTTGCAAACTGCCCAGCTCCCTGAAATTCCAGAAACTTTTGATTTCTTGGTGAATCATATTTTCCAAGAGCAGCCATAGCATACAAACTTTCTCCAGTCCATTCCTGAATTAAAAATTGGTCCTGATAAAGTTGTATTTTTTCAAACATTAAAAAACCAACAAAATTAGTATAGAAATATGAATTACCTTGTTCATCCGTTATATCATATTTTGAATTTGCCTGAATCGGAGGATACGTAGGGCCATTAGCATACAAGGGAAGATTAGGAAACCATGATGGAAGATTTATCAGGAAACTTACTTCCGTTAATACATCACCATAGGGTTGAATTTCAACCTCAAAAGGTGCTCCCCATGCTGTACCATTTAGTGAAACAATGGTCTGGCGTTCTTCAATAAAATGACTTGTGGATTTGTAATGAGCATCGTAAGGCCAGGTGGCATCTGGGTCATCCCGCATAAAATATGAGTCTTTTTGTCCTCTTGCTACAAGTTCGTAAAGAGCTCCTGAATTTGATGATTCAGGAATATTTGTTATAATTCCCTGATTTGCAGGAGCTGCCATTCTGAACTTATTCTGAAAAGGATTGAGGGTTTAACCTGGCTGTTCTTGAAAAGTCTAAACACTACTTTATTCAGCATGATTATAGATTATAGATGAAATATACAAGATATCTATGTAAAACGAGTGCTATATTTAATCCTTCTCAATCTGTTTTTTTCCGAGTAGGAGGATACATGCAGTATCCACCTACTATCTATGCTCATCTCCAGACAGATGGCTCCTATAAGTCCCATAAAATAGCTAAAATTGGATTTTACCTGAAAACAATTAATGGTGATATACATACAAGTTCATATAAGATAACCGCTCAATCATCTATTGAAACAGAATGGGCATCTATTTTAGGCGGAATTGAATTTTCAGAAGAATACAATCAGGAGTGTGTATTTGTTGAGAATGACTGTCTTTCAATTATTTCATTTTTTTCACCTCATGCCAAAAAACTTCCGCCATTAGGTACACCTGCACGGTATTACTATGATGAGATTTGTAGGGTTTCCAATGAGTTTGGATATGTAGGATTACGTTGGATTCCTAGAGAATTGAATAAGGCTGATCAGGTATTGCGATAGTTTTCTATTTCTTGGTCCAAATATACACCCATTCGTAACGTTTTTTTTCAGTTGTTCCTGGTATTTTGCCAAGGGAAGCGTTTTTTCCATGACGGCTTTTGACTGCTAATTTAATCTTTTTTGTAGCGACCACTTGATCTGAAAGTCCTAAATCTTCAACATGCTTATTAATCCAATCGTACATAAATTTTGGCATATTAATTGCCATATGTCCTCCTGATGATAAACCCTTCCAAGTTCGGCTTACTACAACACCAAGAAAGTCTTTAAGAAATCCTTCTTTTCCGTCATAAGCTGGCATACCTCGGTATTTCTCTAGGGTAAAATAGGGTGGACTGGTAAATATTAGATCATATGGTTTTCCACCTGTTATTTCATTAATCTGAACAGTTTCAGATGGTTTATAAGTCATTCGGACCTGATTTTCAGGAACTCTGCAGAATTTAACAAGGGATTTGTATGATGTTGCTAATTCTTTATTGGCATCACATCCATAATAAGGTATACCATAGGCCATTGTTGCTAGACATCTTCCACCCCAGCCAGAACTAAAATCAAGTACTCCTTCTTTTGGTTTTAATTTACAGAGAATTCGTGCGGCCTCAGCTGGACGAAACTGATTAACAGCACCATAGTATAATTGAAATATATGATACATTTGTGCCTCATAGTCATTATTACCATTTTTTAAGGTTTTACCGCGAATTTTCATAAGTTTCTGTTCAATATATTTGCGAGTTTTATTATTGGCAAGGGCTTCAGGAAATGTCCATCCACTTTTTCCTGCTGCTCGTATGCGATGTTTAAAAAAAAATTCATCTAATGTATTTAAACCTGTTCTTTCTAAAGGACTAAAAGGGCCACAACTAGCAACTTTTGATTTTAGATTAATCCAGTCCTGATAGGCCTTAGTACGATTGGATGGACGTATTTTTGTTACAAGATTTTTAAGAGTTCTGTGTCGGCTACTCATCATTGATATCCTGATGAGCTTCCACTACTTTTGCTGGATATTTTTCAATAGATTCAAGAAATACTTCAGGAATTTTAATACGGCTACCATTGGAATGAATATAGTATTTTACACCATCAATAATTTCAAATTGTGGTGTAATATAAATTATTTTTTTTACACTGATTTTACGAACGCCTTTTTGGATCATTAGGGGCTTGGGAAAAATGGTGGGGACCTGTATAGATTTTGAATTAATAACAGAATCATCAATTAATAGGGTTTTAATTTTATTTTTTGATTGGGGATGCGGGTGCGGGTGCGGGTGCGGGTGCGGGTGCGGGTGCGGGTGCGGTGATTGAACCTGAGCGGAGGCTGTTGTACGAATTCGCTTAGTGAGCAGCATGTCGTTCGTTTCGGTCAGCTTATCTACTAATTCAATTGGCATAATTTTTAGCCCACTAATTGCTTCCTCCTGAAGCATTTTACAAAATATTTCTTCCCTTGAATCTATATTCCATCCCTTATTAATTAAATCAGTATAAATAGGAGAACCATAGAGTTTACTTGTTTTATTTTCAAACATAGTATCAATTCTACCATGATTTTTACTATAATACTCTTCATTTTTACCGTTTCTAACCATACATTGGCGACAGACAGTAGCAGTTGTTGGTATCATGTTTGTGCACCTGCGAATACCCCAAAACTCCCATGTACCTTCTAAAAATCCTGAGGCTGATTGCTTAATAAGTTTAAAACGAAAAGGATGATGACATCCATGTTTATTCTTCTTTATTTCTTTTCCCAAAGCACAGATTTTTTCATTTTCCGTTTGAGATAGAGAGCTGAATGCCAGCAATCCCCTGCAACGTATTTCTGTCATTTTTATTGGAATTAAAACAATTTATGTTTATTTCAATTTTATCGTGATAAATTAACAACGGTTATTGCGTGAAAAATTGAAACAACTTTTGATTAAAAGATAGATACGTAAAAAAATGGCGATCAATCAAAATAGCATTGAAATGCTGGAGAATCTTTTGCTATCTCTCCAAGATTCTATTAATCCAAACAAAAAACCCGCCAAGAATACTGTTAAAAATCAAGAAATTAATGTACCTGTGAATCAAGCCCTACACTTTGCTCCTCATTGGACTGAGGAGGAAGCTACTAAGCGTTCACATATTATTTCCTATCGTGATAGTGTTACATGCGGACCACTAACAGCATGTTTTGAATTCAAGTCATTTCGTAAACTTTTCTGGACAGGACTACGAGCATCCTGGACAAGAAACGTTCCTGCTAAATATTGTATCACTGCCCTATCATACAAAACAAATATGAAATACACTCTTTATGATTTTCAGGAAATTCCAATTGGAGAATGGGTATTTCTTCCATCTGTTATTCCAGCATTTGATAATGATGACTACAAATTATTTATAGAATTTGAGATTCCAAAAGAGTGTTCCAAGGACAAGACTAGTTGTAATTTGACTGTGCGAATGGTGGGATTTGAAGAACTTATTGAAATTGGGGATAAACAATGTATTCTTGTTTCATACAAATATGGGGCGCATATAGTTATTTATGATATTGAAGATTGGAATTTTGCTAGAATGTATCTTCCTTGTTGTGATACTGTCCCTTATCTTCGGCCAAATAGTACAGTATTACCAAATCCAATTTCTATGGAATGAGGTTAGGTATTAGCAGACACCATTGTTTATTTTATCTAATTTTAAGGCTCTCTAATGGGGGGCAAGGGCTGAGATAGGCGTTGGTCTAAATATATATTAAAATACGAATTAGATAATGTCCTCCAATTTAGAAAGTCCTCGTCAATTCTCCCGCCCACGAGGTGGAATAAAAACTGTTCTTGACCTGACAGATCGTGATAGTCAGGATAATTTTTATTTTCCACCTGATTCATCAACCTCATGGTTTTTTCGTGGCTCCACAGCAGAGTCCCTAAAACATACTCAGTTTATGACAACTAATTTTCAGGAAATAACACAACGTGGTCCAGCTGAATGGGGACAGAAAATGACCTTTGAGTTGAATCAGTTGCCAACAGGTGATCTCTTAACAAATACTGTCCTACAAATCCAACTAGGACATTGGCTACCACCTCAAATTATTAGTGGACTTTTAACTGGTACAATTATCCAACAAATAAATCCAACCACGAATCCACTAACATTTCCATATACATACATAGAAAGTATTGGAACGTCTATTATAGATTATGCAGAATTTGAAGTAGGTGATCAAACCTTGGAAAGAATTTCAGGTGAATATATCCGAAGTCAGTTAAATATTGTAAATAATCAAAATCAGCAATTTGGACTTGCCACTGATGCTTTTGGAGTCTATCCCTTTCCCTATCCTACTGTAGGAGATCAACAGCAAATATCCGCTTTATCACCTCAAAATCCTTGGACAACTGAAAATGGCATAATTTTATGTCCACTAGCTTTTTTTTTCACCAGAAATCTAAAATCTGCATTTCCTCTTTCAAGTGTCTCACCAAACTCAGTACGAATCCATATTAAATTAAGACCTTTTAATGAATGTGTACGTTCTTCGCAAGGATGGCGGGCAACCTGTGATGATACCCCTCTTGGTACACAAATTCAAATCATGAATACAACTACACAAATTATATCATATTACAAAATTCCTCAAATTGTACCACCTTTTCGTGACTGCCGACTACTTATGTTTACAACTTTAACTGATGGTAAAATTCGTCAAGCATATTTGCGTTCTCCATTTGAACAAATGTCAACATTTCTTCAATCATTTCGTTTTACTGAACCGCAGAAATATGTTGTATCAAAGACTACTCTAAATGATCAAGTTGAAATTCAACTTCCCCTAGAGATTAATCATCCAATAAAAGAAATTTTTTGGTTTTTCAGACGTAATGCTACTCTAATAAATAATGAATGGTCTAATTTCAAGCCAAATATTGAAACTGATTCATATCAATTCTACGAAGGTTGGCTCGTAAGTGCTACGCTGCAGATAAATGGTATAGAAGTTGTTTCAGGCGATGGAGACTTCTTCCGCTATCAATTAGCACGGCGTCATAACGGAGGTATAGCATCATGGGCATCCAATATGTATGGCTATGTTTTTTCAAGAATTCCTGAAGAATTTCAACCAAGTGGCACTGTTAATATGAGTAGAGCTAATTCAATAGTTCTTAATTTAACTGTACGTGTGCCGCAAGTTCCACCTGTTTATCAGGAAATTTTTAAACCGTGGGGTGCTGATATAATAAGTGGCTGGGAAGTTGGAGTGTTTTCACATGGTCTTAATTGGCTTCGCTTTGAAAATGGTATATGTCAAAAACTGTTCAATAGCTAACTTTGAATAGGATTGAATTATCAACAAGCGTAAAGAATAACTCTATAGGATGTCAGGAGAAAAGGATTTGTAGGAATGGTGGCATCACTCCTAAAAATCCTAGTAACAGGGATACAAGACGAAAGATTATCTTTTGGCCAAAATATAAAATTAGAACCTTTCCTGAAAGTTTTCAGGCGATCAGGAAGATTCACTACACAATGGTATCGTATTGATTTTGATGTCCCGCCTCAATTTGGTCAGCAGGCGCAATTTCGTATTCGCCGTCAGGGACATTTATGTATGCGACTTTTTGTTGTCCTGACAATGCCCGATCTTTTTACACTCTACCAAAAATTCCGTTCAGCCGCTATTGCTAATGGAGCTTCACCTACTGCTCAGATTTTGCCCCAGTTCGGTTGGACTAATAGCCTTGGCCATGCCATTATTCAAGAGGCCTCCATTTATTTTGCCAATGAACGTCTTGATACAATTGATAGTCGTTTACTTGAAATACTCGATGAATTTAATACCCCACTTGAAAATCTTACGGCAGTCAATCGCCTCATTGCTAGGAATGATTCAAACTTTACACCTGATAGTTTTGGAAAATCACTAGTACCTCAGCAGATAATTATACCATTGCCATTCTGGTTTTCTCGTGGAGACCCTGCTGCTGCCCTTCCTACGGATGCTATATCAAAAGATGAGATGCGAGTTAATCTTCAAATACGGGATATTACGGGGCTTTATTATACATATTCTCGCAATTTGCAGAATACCAGCCAAGCCCAGGGAACATCTTTATGGCCTCTTTTATCTTCACAAATGTATTATACGGATAACGTTGGTTCTATTATTCCAGGTCTATCACCTACAAACCAACCTGTAAAACCTATTCCTGGTCAATCTATGCCTTCAGGATTCTCATTTGGGGATTCGTATGTACTTGCTGAATATGTTTATTTGGATGAACCTGAAGCCAATGCCTTTCGTCTGGCCGACCTCTATGTTCCAATTACTCAGCACTATATTTTAAATCCTGTTCAAACATACGGAAACTCTCAAGTAAGTGTTGATTTGGATATAGGAAACTGTATTAAAGATATTTATTGGATGGTTCAACGTGAAGAGGCACCTTCATATAACGCTCATTTTCTTGCTACAAATGATCTTATAAATGCTTATACGAGAGGACAAGTTCCTTGGTGGCCCGATAGCAGTGGTCTTGTAGCAACCGAACCACTATGGTTAAAGCCAGGCTTTGCTTACAGTAATTCTGAGCCAATTCAGGGTGTAGCAGTAGTCTACGAGGGTCATTTAACAAGAACACGTTCTATGGCACCTGTGATTTATAGGACGATTTTACCAGTTATGGAACAGAAAAAATCTCCATGGGTAAATCGCTATTACTATAATTATCCCTTTGGAGTTCGGAACTCAATTACACCTCAATCAGCACCAAATGGAGAAGCAAATTTTGATAGGATGAAACGGAGAGAATTACGATTGACTATTGCCCCTAAAACTGGATCTATAAACAGACTTGTTTATAATCCTTTTGTAGTGTATACATACGCTGAAAGCCTAAACATTCTTAGAATTTATAGTGGTAGAGCAGGACTTCTTTTTGCTTACTAAATGGGTTTTTTATTTAGTAAACCTACTGTCTATAATGATCCTATTGAAAGAGCAGTTGCGAAAAAAAATGAAAGTATTAAACCCTTACATGGGCATCCAATTTCCACTCGTCTACCCAATTTAATGAAGAATAATTGTAATAATACTAATTTAAGTGCTAGTACTGGTATTAGTGCTGGTACTGGAGATGAGACTACTATCTCACCTCCAAAGCCAGATAGATACGGAAAAATCTAAAGACGACGACGAGTTACCCAAATCAATGTATTAGATGGCCAAATATTTGGTGATGTCTGCCAAGTATTATCAGGTATTATATAAGCTTTCTGAGGTGATTTTTTTATAAGTAAAGAAAATATACTTTGATCATGACGATGGTCAATAAATTCATTTTGAATTGTATAATTTATATCATGTGAATCATCTACAAGTCTGTAATTATCCTTTATACAGTATTCAAACCATTTATTCACAAACTCAACTGAAGCGTCGCATTTTTTAATATAAATAATTGTTGCCATAATCTGCTCAGTTTTCATTTCAGGAGAGTCCTGTACATTTAGAGCAACTAGAGTTTCTGGTTTGGTATATTGATTTTCAAAACATCCATGAATTTGATGACAGTATATTCCCAGACTACACTCGTTTAATTTCTCAAGAATACTATCCAAACAATTCTTTGGACAAGTACGATTTAAAGTACATCCAGCATCAGCATATACTAAAATATCATCATCACTAAGATCCTCAAGAGTTTTGGAAATTAACCATGGTTTCCAAATCCAATAGCCAAAACCCCTTGGATTTTCCAAACAAAATTTCCCGTGATTTTTCCAAAATTCTGTTTGTTGAAGACGAGATTCATTGTAAATGACAATATTATCAAACCAGTTACTCCTATTTGCTTCAAACTCAATACGTTTTATAGATTGTGAATAGACTCCGTTACCAAAAGATAGAAATGTTATCATTACTATCTTTTTGTTTATATTTTCTTTAGATTTATGAACTTTTTCTAAAGTACACGTAAATTTACACTAGCAACAGCTGAACTTTTTCCAGGTAAAATACAATCCGCAATCCTTCCAATTGTTGGAAAACGTACTTTTCCTGCCCAAGGTTCACCATTCTGAACCCATTCGCTAAGATGCCCCTTCAATTCTACATATCCCTGACCACCTTTATCAGGACCAGCTCCAACTTCATCCAACTTTCTCAGAATCGCAAGAGTTTCTCTAAGTCGCTCAGCTTTTGTTTTTCTTCCTTGTAAATCTTCAGGCATCTTTACAAATACCTAGAATAATATATTTAAACCAACGAACATTTCGCCTCCCCATAGGGGAAGTTTAATGTTTGTTAACCGTTACTGATAAACTCTTATAATCCTACAAAAAGCAGGGGGGTGGGTAAAGCACCGCTAAGTGACAGTTTGAATTGTTTATTGGTTTAAAATTGAGACGACAACAACAAATATTATGCAGTGAAACCAAATGGACTACTCAACAAAAACTCGTGATGAACTGATTGCTCTTTGTAAGGAGAATAAAATCAAAGGATACAGTGGTAAGAAGAAAGATGACATCGCTAAACTGCTATCGGATTTTCAACCGAAAAATGAAATTATCACATCTTCTAATACCGAATCAGTAGAACAAATAACTGTTGTAAGGCAAGATGTTATTCAGGGAGATAGTCTTGTAGTATTACCTACTCTTCAAGCGGACTCCGCACAGATTATCATCGCAGATCCTCCTTACAATATTGGTAAAGATTTCGGTAATGATAGTGATAAACAACCTATGGAAGAGTATCTAAAATGGTCTGAGAAATGGATAAAGGAATGTCTCAGAATTCTCAAACCAAATGGAACTATGTTTATCTATGGATTTAGTGAAATCCTTGCTCTAATCCTATCTAAAGTTCCCTATGACATTCATCGTCGCTGGATCATCTGGCATTACACAAATAAAAATGTAGCATCCTTGAATTTCTGGCAACGCTCTCACGAAAGCATTTTAGTTCTATGGAAGAATGATAAGGTATTCCATCGCGATGATATTCGCGAGGCATACACAGAAGGATTTCTGAATGGTGCAGCAGGAAAGGAGAGAACTGCTACAAAGGGTCGTTTCTCTAAGGGTGAAAAGACGACTACCTATACAGCACATCCTAATGGTGCTTTGCCTCGTGATGTAATCAAGATTCCTGCCCTTGCTGGTGGTGCTGGAATGAAAGAGCGAGTAAATCATCCAACGCAGAAACCTATTGCTCTTTGTGAAAAACTCCTTCGCTCATGTAAGCAATCAGAAGGCTATGTCCTTGTGCCTTTCGCTGGTTCAGGAAGTGAATGTGTAGCAGCAAAAAATCTTGGGTTGCCCTTTATTGGTATTGAATTAAATGAAGAGTATGTAAAGTTGATTAATAAACGTCTTAATCTTAAGACTGAATAAACGCATCAAGATCTGAAATAGTCTTAATTGTTGTAAGATAAGGAAGAATTTCAGATTTAGTTACCCACCAGCCTTGCTTTCCTTGAAATGTGACAATTTTTTTATCACGCATTTCTCCCATAAGTAGCGACTTTTTAATACCCCATACTTTCCACCCTTGAAAGTCAAGTAGGGCAAAAAGGGCAATTTCATAATCATGTTCTGGTTCAAGATGCTGCCATCTACAATCATCTTTTCCTGCCCAATATCTCGCGGACTTAATTTCAATCTTCTTTCCATTTCTTGTCCCATCATTTTGTGATGAAGTTCTCGGACCAAGTTTGAATATCTCTTGAATGATTTTTTCAGATTCAGAACCAAATGGTTTTGATTCCAAATCAACAAGTTGAAGTACCTCCTCACAACTATTCATTCTCTTGTAATATTTGATTTGCGTTTCTTTATCTTTGATAGACTTGAATGTCTTCGTATTCTTCCAATTGTTTGCTGATAGAATATCATCTGTTGTTGAAATCATCTCCATTGTTACCACTGGTTCAGTCTTTACATCAGTTTTCACCTCAAATTTTGGTACTGACACTGGCGTAGCATCTCTCTGCTTAATCATCTCAATTAGTACCTTGCTACTTCCTGTTATGCCCTTGAAATTACTTTCCTTAAAAAATGATTTGATTTCGTCTTTCTTCATTTTTAAATGGTTCATTTTTGATACTTCCCAGTTTTCTGCTGATTTCAATTTTTTTAGTCAATATTCTTTGGTCTAAGCCTGAAGTGTTTCCCATCGGAATCTATCCAATAATACATCAAGTCTAACGGGATCTGCATCGTGAATACTCACTAAGAATCCAACTTTCTCATTATCTAATCCTTCAAATCCCAAGCAATACTCAATGCGAGCCCCTGTAAATGTAAATGGAAGGGACCATTTTTTAGGAGCAAATGTTTCAGGATCCAAAGCAACCAAATAATGGAAGTATTGACGTACTGTATGATAATGGACTGAGTGAACAACAGCCAAAAGTTCATTTCCAATGCGAACCGGCACTGCAGATCCACGAAATTTGGAAAAAATCCACGGTAAATTCTTACTTTCTATTTTACTTACGACGGTTCCATCATCTCGGCATACTGTAAATGGTGACCAGCTATATATGTAGCTATCATCACTAACTTGTAACCAGTTCTTTTCACAGGATGATTCCTGTGGTGGAACAAGCACCTTTCCATTTATTAAACGATTTCTCTCAAAATCATATTTTCCCTTAATAATCCTGTAAATCTTTTCAGGAACTCGGTCCATGGCGGAAGCTGTAAAATCAATCTTACCATCCTTTCTCAACCATAGACGAATGTCCTCCAAACCACGAATATGAGTATCAAACTGAGGCAGATTTAATTCATCCCTCAAAAATTCACCGCTTGTTTTACCATTAACACGCACCATATTTTCAGTACGAACAATACCATCACTATCACGACTACGATATTCTCCTCGCAAACTACACTCATAGTTTACATAACGAACATTTTGGATTTGTAGCCAGTTGTCCTTATTGACAGTAGCTACACTGGATGGTTTCCATCTATTATCGGACCAATCCAACTTTAACTGAGTTTGCCCGCCAAGAGGCTCAACGTAAAATACCATATTATCCCAAACATTTCCACGTATATGCTCTAGAGGACCATTCAATACATCAAGACAGAATTTTAGACCCTCGTGACGTAATTGTGGAAAGAGATAGTAATGTAGAATGGAAGCTTCATATGTAAAAAGACCATTGTATACCTCCGTTTCCAAAAACAGAACATCATTTGGAAGTGGAAGAGACTTACCAGCCTGATAATATGACCAGGCTTTCCAATGCTTAGAATGTTCGCGCAAATATTGTGTCATGACATAGGCAACTTCTGCCCTGCATCCATGATAAGCCATGGCTTTTCCCGCCCACATTTCCGCCATTGGAATATCATTCTTACGTAGATAAAGTTTACAAAGCATATACATTGAATACCAGACCTCTTCAACCCATCCACCAATTTCAATTCTTTTTTCATATGCCTTTATTGATTCATCTACTCGTCCGAGATCTTTATATGTCTGCGCCAAATAAAACCATGTGCGACCATTATTTGAATCAACCTTCAAATCATCCTCGAGCAATCGTGCATCTCGCACAAACTTATCGGACTTACATCCACCATCATTCAAATCATCTATCCAGATTTTACCAACACCAATATTCTCTGTTCCAGGACCACCCCAATATTCATGAGTTACACCCACACATCTCCATTCATCACTTAGACGCAAGAGACGAGCATTGTAATAGTGTAGTGTCCCAGCCTTTTGAATAAGCGAATAACCAGCACCCTTTAAATCCTCATCTGGTTTAAAGGTATCTGTCCAGCGAAGTACCATATCTGCATCCAATAAAACACAATATGTCTTGGTCAAATCCCATCCCAGCTTCAAACCTACAAATTCTTTACATGCCTGAAAACTGAGAGTACGATTATGCCCAAAATTTCTCCATTCATGATCGCAAATACCATAAGGTTTTTGCGTTTCCTCAATGACTCTTTTGGCAATACCTGTAGTATCATCTGTTGATCCTGTATCACAAATAACAAAAGCATCCACCAAATCTATAACAGAACGAATACATCGTTCAATAATTCGGCTCTCATTCTTGACCATTGTCAGGAAAACAAGTCGTGTTTTCGAGAAAGATGGAACCTCGTATTCATCTTGATTTTGAACCTCCTCAATAACAAGTTTCATCCTAATAAAACATCTGTCAGGTAATTTTAAACTGTTTATCAGGAAAGAGCGGGTCTAAGGAAAACTAGTAATTTTATTATTAGTAAAATGTGTGGAATTTGGGCCTATATTGGTAAGCAATCAGGTAGTTTCTATAATTCTCCTGAAACAGTTGGGAAAGTTCTAGATGCTCTAGTAGCACGTGGACCTGAAACACGGGAGGATGTTGTATTTGATTGTTCTCAAGGGGTTGTTCACCTTGGATTTACACGTTTGGCGATTAATGGCCTTACACCTGAGGGAAATCAACCAATGTCTGAGGGACCCATTCGCTGGATCTGTAATGGAGAAATCTATAATTGGAAAAATCTAAAGGAGAAACTTAACTTGAAAACTGAAAATAAGTCCGATTCAGATTGTAGTATTCTTGGTGCTCTTTGGCTAAGATTACGTGATGAGCCTGATGGGGCAGAAAGATTTTTCCGCGCACTTGACGGTGTTTTCGCAATTGTTCTTTATGATATGGAGCGCGGAACAGTTCTCGTTGGTCGTGATCCTTATGGTGTGCGACCACTTTTTATGGCTCAGCGCGATCTTGGTTCATGTGTCTATTTTGCTTCTGAAATGAAGGCACTTTTACCACATACTGCTTATGCCGCCAACCTACAAATCCGTCAATTTCCTCCTGGTTCTTTTGTTCAAATGAAGCTCGGCGGAAATTTGGAAGTTTCTACTAATACTCGGCAATATCACCAGATACCTTGGCTAAAAGCACACGATGTTCAATGGTCTGAGAATTTGCGGCAGAAACTTGAATCAGCAGTAACAAAACGTCTTCTAGCGGAACGGCCAATAGCTGCCCTTTTGAGTGGTGGAATTGACTCTAGTTTGATAGCAGCACTTGTTGCTAAACAGACTCCTCACCTGAAAACATTTTCAATTGGATTTGAGGGTTCAGAAGATCTTCGTTGTGCTCGTCTAGTAGCAAAGCATATTGGCTCAGAACATACAGAAATCGTAAGCACACCTGACGAATTTTTTGCTGCGATTCCCGAAGTTATTCGCGCAATTGAATCATATGATATTACGACTGTCCGCGCCTCCGTTGGAAATTATTTAGTAAGCAAAGCTATACGTGAAAAGACGGACTGTAAGGTTGTTTTTAATGGTGATGGAAGTGATGAAGTATTTGGTTCATATCTCTATTTTTACCGAGCACCTTCGGATGAAGATTTTGAGGCGGAAACTACGCGACTACTGAAAGATATTTGTTATTTTGATGTACTTCGTTCTGATCGCAGTATCAGTAGTCATGGATTAGAACCAAGAACTCCATTCCTAGATAGGGAATTTGTGGCAGCAGCTAAAGCAGTTCCTACTAAATTCCGCAGACCATGTCAAGAACTCTGTGAAAAATGGGTTCTGAGGAATGCCTTCAATGGAACAGGTCTTTTACCTGATGAAATTCTTTGGCGACGCAAGGAAGCATTTAGTGATGGTGTCAGCTCCAAAGTTAAGCCATGGTATCAGGAAATCCAGGAGAGGATTTGTAGTAGTAATTTAATTCCTGAAAACTGGGAGACTTTGGCCGCATCCAAGTATTCACTTCACAATCGCCCCAAAACAGCTGAGGCGTTTTACTATCGCCAACTCTATGAATCCTTTTATGGAGCGCAGAATGCTGGGGCTATACCATATTTTTGGATGCCACGGTGGTCTGGTGAAACAAATGATCCCAGTGCTAGAACATTAAGTTTATATTAATTATACTTTTTTTTGGAAAAATCAAAAAATATCTAGTATTTATATCAATTAGTATTATAGATGGATTTTACAGGCCAAGTTCAAGATTTTTTTAGTAAGACACCTCTTGTCTATTATGCTGTTGGTTTAACTCTAATTATAATTGTATACTTTTTATCAAGACTCTTTATTACAACACCACTTTTTAATCCAAATACGATGCCAGCAACTGCAGAGGGATTTATGGGCACGGTTTACGGAGCTGGTGAACCTCCTTGTTTAAGAAATCTCAATAAAGCAGCTCAAGTATTGGAAGCTCTAGATTCTGTAGGAGCAGTTCGTGTTGTCCCTTCTGGATCTGAAGAGGAGGCCGATAGAAAAGAACTGGCATTGTTGCTTGGTAAATTGGCTTGTCTAAAACAAGATTTAATGAGCCCTAGTGGCTTAGTTTTGGCCACACGCTCATTACCTTTTGAAACACAGCATGATCGCCAGAGTGTTGCTGAGGTTGCTGGACAGTGCTTAAGCCGAACAATTCCAAATCGTGATCTTGATATCATATTTGAAACATGGGCCAATCGTGGTAAAGAACTTATAGCAAAACTTTGTACAGCAAAAGGAATGAGCGAGGAAGCTTGTCGTCAGGTTGAAATAACGTTTTCTAATGCCTGGAAGGATGTTTACGGAGTAGCACTGCAACGCTGTTTGACTACACCAGATGATGGGTCTGGATTAAAAGATCGCACAGCTGCTTTTTTGCCACCCTCTTTGGATCTATTACACACCTATCAAGGATATTATTAGGCTACAGCAAATAATCATTAATTAAAAAATAATATAAAGATTGTATATTAACAATTATAGTATGTCTAATCCTGTAATTGTTACATATAGTAATTATGGATATTTAGATTTTGCTGAAAATTTTATTAAAAATGTATCAAAGAAAGCACCAAATCATAAAATAATATTCTATTGTTTGGACCAACAGATATTTAATACACTTTCAGCAAAATATAATCAAAACAATATTACATTTATTAAGAGATTTGGAGATGATATAACAAAAGAATTTACAAACTATGGAACTAGTTCATATGCCAAATTGTTACAGTGTAAATTTTCTATTATTAAACATGCTCTTGAAACAAATGATTTCATACTTTATTTGGATTGTGATGTGGTATTTATTAACGAAATAAAGTCACAATTTTATAAACTTCATAAAAATTTTGACATTGTTTGTCAATCTGATGCATATCCTTCCACAGCTTCAAACAGAAGTAATATTGTTATTTGTAATGGTATTATGCTAATAAGAAATACAGAAGCTACTCATAGTTTTATTAATAAAATTCTAAAAATTCAAGAAGAATACCCAGAATCTCATGATCAAGAGTGTGTTTACATGTATTTTTACGTAAACAATATTGAAAATACAAATGACCTGGAAAGAATTACAGGATTGAAGCTTATATGTGCCAGTTGGAATGTGTTTATGGCAGGAATTTATGTAATAAACTCAGCTGGATTTCCTGATGATACTACATTTTTGTTTCATGCAAATCATGTTGTTGGTAAGTTTCCCAAAATACAACTATTAAAATGGGTTGGTGAATGGTATATGGCGGATGCGAATCAGGAAAAATGAAAAATTGAATTATAATGGAGGATGGAGAATAATTAGTTTTAGAATGGCATTTTCAGTTTTTTCTACACCAGAGTTGCCAAGAACACATAAAATGACATGTGGAAAACGATTGTGGGAAATTCAGGACGAAGAACATATATGTGGACCCGTGGCAGTTATAAACGCCTTACATCATTTTGGAAGATATGTTGGTACAGCAACACGGCGATCAATTAATAAGCGATTAAATACTTTAGCACAACATGAAAATGGATTTCAGGGGACAAAGCCAGAAGATTTTGAGAAGGGATTGGTAGGGTATTTTAGTCAGGAAGTGGGTTGTCAGAAAAAAATTATAAAATTTATTGGTGAAACAGAATGCTCAAATGTATTTGATAATAAAAAATATAAAGAATTTATTATTCTATTTGCGTGGGAAAAAAGCGGAACGAATTATGGTTATCACTACATTTTTGGATGGCGTGATAAGCATAACTATATTATTACCCTAAATGATGGGTGTGATTATCAGAAAATATTCTATTATGTAAATGATGCTAAAAAGACATATTGTTTAAATAAGACTGATAAACAGGGAAATAAATATCCACAGATATGGGTGCTTTACTAATTGGGCAGTTGGGCAGTAGGGTAGTGGGGCGGCCTGATGGCCAGTCAACCATCACAATTATTGCTGAAGCCCACATCCACATGGCCTACAGCGATTACATCTAGCACATGGATTACAAGATCCTGGAGGCAATCGTGGCCCACATGTACTACAGCCTTGAGATGAGCTTGGCATCTGAGTCTGCCTTGAATTATAAACCAAATAGATTACTAATCCAAGAATAACAACCAGTAAAAAAAGTCCTAGAAGATTCATCTAACAAGAGCCATGAAAATAACTAGACCTATAATCTGATAGACTGAACGAGCAGGACGGGCAAATGTAAATAATTCCGTAACCACGTTATTCCACAGAAACTTACCAACCAAAGCCACTAAAAGGATGGCAATCAAAAGTGCAAGAAGTCCTGAAACAGCAGAAACAACAGCCGAACGCATAGCACGTCCACTTGCCTCTGGACCAGCACCCTGTACATCTACAAATGCCTCAACAGCCCCACGTACAACTTCTGAAATAGCCATTTTACTACATAGTAAGTATATTTTCTATACCATTTGATTAGTCCAACTTTTCATAGGCCAAAGATTCCCTTGTGACAACATCACGATGCTCAGCAATAAATTTCATGGCTTCACTTGCCCTCGTCTCGGAGCCAAGAAATTCTTTCATAATATCAGCCAACTTTTTTTCACTTAGCCCACCCTTACCCTTTTTCTTTTTATACATAACACGACCACCACTACTCTTTAGATCAAGAGCCCCAATATTATGAGATTTCATAATCCGTAGAATAATCTCCTGTAGAGCTTTCTGCTTTTTACGACGCTCCTTAACCTGTTCACCAAGTTCAGAAATTTCACTATTCAGTTTTTTCCACTCAACTACAGCATGTGTGAGAGTTAGTAGTTCATTTTCTTTTGGCTGAATAATTGGTAGACTTTCAGCAATTGTTTCACCATTTTTTTCTGTAATTACTATATTTTGGCTACTCATTTTTCTACTAAGATTAATGTGACTGAATTTTAGATTCAAATTTTAATTGTGATTTCGCTTTTGCTGAAAGAGAAAGATAGTTTAGACCAACGAACATTTATTAGTCTAAAAAATTGAATTAAAAGGGATATACATCCCCATTTTAGACCTACAAAATACACAGTTCCCATGGCCAAAAAGAATTCCCAGCCAAAATTAACTGAAAAAGAATTATTAGATAGACTAACCATAAACCTAATAAATCGTGTCTGGTTTTCCTATGCTTCACGCCTAGTAAATGAAGTTGCTAAAATCTGTGAACTTAGTCCAGAACAAAAAGATGTTCTTGAGTATATTCATTTAAAACCTAACGACTTTGATATTAAAATTATTAAGTAAAAAAAATCTTAATTCTATCTCTTACTGATCCACGACAAATATAACACGTTAATGACTGTTTTTTAATACATGTACCACAGTATGTATGACCACATGGAACTATAGCATTAGAAACAGACTCAGTTAAGCAAATTGAACAACTAGGATCATTATTGAGTTTCTGCGGGGCTTCACTATTTCCAGTATCAATACATTTTTGAAAACTCACTATATCCTTTAAAATCATCCATTTTTTGTAACATTCAATTAACTCCTTAAAATCACCCTCAATTGCTGCTGATTCGTAGCATTTACTAACATATTGATTGAATATATCAATTAATTCTGGTAAATGTTCATTGGGTTTTAAATTATTAATAAAATTAACACGACTTTGAACACGATCAATTGATTCCATTTTCTGAATTATAAGATTCTCAAGACGCATTATATCATCTGATGTTGAACGCAGTTCGTTACCAATCCATTTTACTTGTTCAATAAGCTGAGTCATCTTGGAAGGACCAAATTTCTGTAGTTTTTCATCCAGTAAACTTATTGTAGCTGTCACGGTTGAATCTACGCCAGCATCTTTACAATTATAAGCCGAACCATCAGAAACTCCTCCAACACCAGAATTATTAGTTTGACGAATTGTAAATAATTCACCCGAGTATTTTTTAATTAAATAATCACCATAACCCTGTCCAGCTGAATTTGTTGAACTCATTATTGGTGTTCGGTCCGGACATTTCAAAAAATTAAATAAACTATTATTACCATTCACAATAGTTTCACGAAGTTTTTTCCTACCAATCAGATGAAGTGGCTTAACAATTGGATCAGTAGAATATTTGAGATTCGCTACACTCATATTTACCATATTTGTTACCACATTTTGATGGCCAGTTCCTGAAATATCAATGGTATCATCCCCGTCGTAATCATCAAAATTAACGGAAGCATAGGGGCCAATATTTGTTTCATTCTGACTAATTGTTTCATTCAGAGAAAAATGTGTAAATGCTGACCCTCGTCCTCCAGAGTTTGGAAAACGATGCATTGTATTTGCTCTCCTATTCTGAGGATTATTACCCCTTGGTTTAGGCACACGCTGAGTATTAGCAGATGTCCAGCGATTATTGAATGAATGATGGTAAGGTGAAGAGGGGGTAGAACCTGGCATTTTATTCCCTCTAAATATCATCAATATTGATATCATCATCTTGAAGTACATCTTGAGGTTTGAGTCGTCGCGATGTTATCACAATTTTATTTTTAGAAGAATTATCATCAGAACTTTCATTTGAAGATTCTTCATTCTGATGCTCCTCCTCTTGATCCTCATCATTTTCAGGTGTTTCAAAAATATCAAAATCACCTTCATTAATCTGCTTGGTGCTATGAGGGTCTACAATTGTAAATAGAAGAGGATTGATATCAGGAAACTTTTTCCTAAGGGCTGAATGATGTTTTGAATCATATTTATGACAAATATCACCTCGTGGAATCTTAGATGATTTATCTTTCTCAAAATCCCTTGTACTTAGAATAACTATATCTCCTGTATGTATAAACACTCGTGAACGCATTTTACCACGAATATGACAAATTCGTTCACGATTGTCTTCACAGAAAACAAGAAGATTACAGTTTCCTAGAATTTTTACTACACGGCCGAACATCTGATCATCTTCCATATCAGCAATAATAATAGCTTCCTCTTCACCACCTCCCTTTTTTTTCTTTTTATAACCGCTACCACCTTTCATATTTGGCATTTTTATAGCAGAAATTATTCTAATTTAATTTTGTCATTAATTTTTAAGTTCTACTGTTTTCAAGTGCTAATATTCTATCTGTAAGTTTCAAAAGTTCTTCTTTTAAATTATCTATTGTAAGTTGCTGATTTTTTATTATTTTGGTAAGTTCTTGAGTTGCTGATACATTTAATGTATAAATATAATCGTAAGATAATTGATGAAAATCATAAACTTTTGTTCCAAAAATATAGATATAGTTAATACTAGAATTACTATTAAATTCTACAATATTTGATTTGGCGGTTTTATATATAGCATGTTTTAGATTATCAATGCGAAGACATAAATCTTGAGGATATAATAAATTTAAGTCACTAATATCTATAGTATATGTAAAATATGTTTCTGTCCTATAAATCTCTTTTGTTGGATAGTATTTATTAATATTAGGAATATAACCATCTACTATATCAATTGCTGATGGATAAATATTGAAAATATCCTGAGCTACAAAACCTGGAACACTATTAATATCTTCAGTAGGATTATGTTGAGTGAATTTTAATGGATTAATTTTATTTATAATATCAAGTGATTCTGAAGAATTCAAGGGTACTATGTCAGTTTTGATACGAATATCAGAATTATTTGTATAACCACTTGAATTTATATATCCATTAAAGTTACCACTTCCTTTAATATTTAACTGACTATTTTTTGTTATTATATTATTTACATAAATAGAACTAAATGTATATGAATCTGATCCTATATTAAAAATATCATCTGTATTAGGAACTTCATCACCACCCATAACTAAGGAAGTTTCTTGCGGAAATCCAGTAAAATAATATACTTGAAGATTTGATAAATAATTAAAATCTCCATAATTTCCGTTTTCATCCATTATTAAGGAAATTTTAGAACCCATTTTATAAACTACTGACATTTGGAATACATTATTAAAATAAAATGAAAATCCTGTTCTTAGTACAATAAATTTAACTAATGATATAACATTAAAAAACCCTGATGAAATTTGAGTACTATAAATTGTTTGATTATCTGGATTAATAACAGTTAAGCTTACATTTAGAGCACCAAACCTCCAAGTAAAAGTTACAGTAAATTGTTTAGTATAAGTAATATCATTTAACTTAAAAGATATACTATTAGTTGATTGTGGACCTTGATAAATATTCATATTAATTTGATAAACATATGCGTTTGATAAGTTCCAAGATAAATCTAAATTAAATGATAAAAATGTATTATTAATTTTCATTCCACTACTATCATATGTTACTGCATTTGAACTTGTTAGATTATAAGTGGCAGATATATTATTTATTTCTGGATTATTTATTGAATTTGTTAATGAATTTGAATATTTAATAACTTGATTTTTTATTAAATTAATATTATTACCTAAAATTAAATTATTTTCATTGGCATTTATATAAGGAGAGCCTCCTAAACTTCCAGCAATATTATATATTACTTGTCCACTTATACCAACTTGCGTATAACCAATTGTTCCAATATCAGTATCATACGTTAAATAGTTTTGTTTGCTTAATTGTGGTAATCCTGTAACACTAATAGAATTACAATAAACATAATTAAATGGAAAGTTATTAGATCCAATATTATAAATAAAAGGATAATTAGGTACAATATCACCACCAGATATCAGTACTCGGTTAGGAGAGGGTGATAATAATGAACTAATAATAAAATTTTTAAAATAAACAGATTCAAAATTACCTGGATTATTTCCGTATAATACTATAATATTACTAAGTTGAGGTGTTATATTACTAATTTTTGATCCTAAAAGGTTGTTATTGTTATAAATAATTAATGTAGTAGGTGTTCTAAATATACTAAGGTTTTTTTCTAATCCTTCGTTTACAACAGTAAATTGTGGTGTAGTAGTAGATCCATTAAAAAATGATAACTGATAATTACTTTTATTTATTAATAATGAATAATATGAAATATTATCTATACAATATAAATAAATTCCAACTGTGGTACTATCACCAGTGCCTCTGCACGTAAAAGATATTTGTGAATTTACATTTACTATTGATGTTAGTTTGGCTTTACAATTTGTAAAAAAACTAGGAATATTTAAACATAAACCAACCGTTTTTTCCCATTGATCAAAACCAAAACGAAATAGCCCTGTTCCTATTTGTGACCATGAAGATTTAATATAATCAACACTTGAATTTGTAAAACTAGTTGAAAATGAATTAGAATATACAGAATAATAATTTGTAAAGTAATTTATAATAGTTCCTGCTGTTGGAATTCCACTAAAATCAACCGTTAGATTAGATGTTCCTGTAAAACCTGAACTATCCTTAATCAGAAAGGAATTATTTTGTACGCTTGGAGAATTAAATCTCTGATTATACAATATTTTAGTAGATTCATCATAATAGAATCCTGTATGTCCTGTAAATCCACCAGGTCCAGCATATACTATTGTACCAGTTGGACCATTAAAATTCCCACCACCACCACCACCGCCACCACCATTCAAAGCTGTGAAATTATAATATAAATTTACACCATTTGACCAAACAACATTTTCTCCTGCTGGTTTTGAATTACTTGTGTTTAATGATATATAGTTTGTCTTTTCTGATGATGAATACAATATTTGATTAGTAGCATCAATATAAAAATTATTATTTCCAGTTGGACCATCTATATTTGTGAAAACTATTGTTCCTGTTGGTCCAGTTAGAGATATTCCCTTACCTGTACTTCCTGTTGAACCTGTAAAGCCAGTTGCTCCAGAAAACCCTGTACTTCCTTTACTACCTTCACTTCCTGTTGGACCTGTAAAGCCTGTTGCTCCAGAAAATCCTGTTGCTCCAGAAAATCCAGTACTTCCTGTAGATCCTGTTGGACCTGTAAAGCCTGTTGCTCCAGAAAACCCTGTACTTCCTGTAGATCCTGTTGGACCTGTAAAGCCTGTTGCTCCAGAAAACCCTGTTGCTCCTGAAAACCCAGTACTTCCTGTACTTCCAGTTGGACCTGTAAATCCTGTTTCTCCAGAAAATCCTGTACTTCCTGTACTTCCTGTAGATCCTGTTGGACCTGTAAAGCCTGTTGCTCCTGAAAACCCAGTACTTCCAGTTGGACCTGTAAAGCCTGTTGCTCC